CAGAGTGCCCTGGTTCTCTCCCCAGACACCCCACTCACCGGGTTGACCCTGCTTGCCTAGTCCTGCGACGAGGTCTTTCGGTAGTAACGACATCGCCAGGTCAACTTGCGCATCGCTGATGTCGTTCACCCGGCGACCCTGCGCCAGAGGTCTGAGTGAGTTGTTCACCTGCTCGGGTGTCTTGAGTTTGCCACTCTCGACGTCGCGGTAGACTCTCTCATATGCTTCGATGTTCTTGTTCTTCATCAGATGCTCGATCTGATCTTGATCGTATGCTTGCTTCTCCCCTGTGTCGCCCTTCTTAGCGATGCCTGGCAGGACCATGTCGAACACCTGGGAGATCCTCGCCTCTCGCTCCTTCGGGTCGGAGTATGCTGTTGCCATCCCGTCGAGTGCCTTGCCTATTTTCTTCGCCTGCCCTTCCAGAGTGCCAGAACCCTCGATGCGAGAGACTGCAGCGAGTGCTGCCTCCTCGCTGCCACCCCGAGCGACGTGCGACCGGACCAGTTCCACGAGTCGTGTCAACGACTTTGCTACGTTGGGGTCAAGACCGACGAGGCAGTCGTCGCCCTTGTAGATGCAGGTGGCAGAGCACGACTTTCCCTTCGTGCAGTGCTTGGTGCTCTCGGCGAAGGAAACCGCCAACCGATTGGACAAGGCATTGAGAAATAGTTGGCGGCGGCAGGTCATCAGTCTTCGTATGCTTCTAGGATATCGGCGATGATGCCGTTGCGGACAATGTCGGATCGGTCAAACTGTATGCGACCTACCCCCTTGATGTTGGCCAATCGGTGGTAGGAGTCCAGCAGTCCGCTGTTACGCGAGAAAACTTCCAGGTCAACTTGGCGAGTGTCTCCTGTGATAACCACTTTGGCATCCTCCCCTACGCGACTGATCACAGTCTTGACATTTTCCGGCATTGAGTTCTGTGCCTCGTCGAAGATGATAAGACAGTTAGAGAATGATCTTCCCCGCAAGTCTTCCAACATCATCGGTTCGACAATTTTCTTGGACACCAAGTACTCGGAGGCCCCGTAGGACCTTGTCATGACCGCCAAGTTGTCAAACACAGGACCAACCAAGGGGGCCATTTTTTCCTCCATGGTCCCGGGAAGAGCGCCTCTACCCCTCTGATGAGCACACCCTACATCACTTCTAACATAGTAAACTTTGTCAAGATTACCGCTAGCTATTTCACTCAAGCCCCACCAAAGGGCCACTAGAGTTTTACCAACCCCTGAAGGGCCAATTGCGATAGTCACCGTATTTTTATTCAAGGAAGTCCAAAGATCTTCCTGATGACCGGTTTTAGGGAGGAACGGGAGAACGTCCATGCCACGAGAATAGGACTTCTCGAGCGACTGTGTAGCTTCGGCACGACGCTTTGTGCGCTTTGTCTTCGAACTTAACATGGGAGTGATTAGGCAGACGGTGGGTAACTGAAACTCTTTGCTGCTTAGAAGGATTACATCCGACTCACCCCCTTGACACGTGTTCTGAAACATTGGGGTCTGCTCCAGGGTTAGGTGGTTTTACCCTCAATGCCAGCGTTCCGTAAAATCCGACCATCCACCTTTGCCACCGCAGAACTCGGTGAACTTCCTTTGGTTGGGGTTCTCTTTATTTGCTTTTGCCAGGTACTTGTCCGATGCACGGTCCGTGATAAGACACCGAGTTCCGTGCTCGGAGTACATTATTTCATGATTTTTGTCAACAGGTGAGGTTGCCATGGCCTTCAGATTCGTGGGTCTGAAACTTTTAAGGAGGTTGCCATCTCCATCGTCTTGCCGGGGTTACTTTTTACGTCAGTTTGACTCTCATCGAGGTGTCGATCCCTCGTGCTTTTTGCCAGTGAGTGAGACCTGCGGGGGTGGAGACGTGAGGAGGATGGTTGGGATCAGTGTTTTGCCACCTTTGAGAGTTGGTGATTTTGATTGATTCTTTGCCACCTTTCCTACCATCTTCCGTCATTTGCTCTCCAGACCTGCCATGGATGCCAAGACCCAACTTCACTAATTTTGCGCCACCTTTACTGCGATCCTCTGTCATTTGCTCCGGGGACCTGCCATGTATGCCAAGACCCAACTCTGCGGTTGTTTTGCCACCTTTTGTGCCACCTTTCGATGCCATGCCAGGGGCATGCGCACCAACACCCAACTCTGCTGTTTTTCTGCCGTTAGCACTTGAATGCAGAGAGGAGTATTTGTCGTAAATATCCCACAGTTCAAACCACCCCGACACAAACGGCCCTTCTGTCAGAAATCGTTTGGCATGCCCGTTATAGAAACAGCATTGATCGTATTCCTTGCTCTGCCACAACCCCTGCACTTGATGATGGTCATGCAACATCTGGATAGTTGTGTCTCCCTTGCCGTTGGGTGCGGGGTAATGAGCACCCTCCCACTTCGCCCCCGGTATGAATCCTGCCTCCTCGTAAAACGCGAGGCATTCTTTGACGTAATCGTGTTGGTTCATCGGCACTCAGTCCTCATACCCTATTCTCCCACGACCTCCCCCACGACGAAGTCCGAATGATTGAGATCGGTCGTCATCAGAAGCAGCATCATAGTCAACACTATTGTATCGTGCTTCCCCGAAAGGTAAACTTCTGCTCAACCCCCTAGAGGTTTGAGTAAACAGAGTGCTGTCGTTCAGACCCTCGCGTTTAAGGTCGCCCAGGTATCGCTTGTTCTGAATAATCGCCTCCTGCAGACCCCTGTCGACGACGTCCATGGACACTGCATAGTACGTCAACGCCCACGCGAAAGCGTCGGTTCTATCGTCGTGACGCGTAAAGGGAAACGAGGTCAACTCTTTGATAAATCCCTCCGTCCAGTAATCTTCAAGGAAGAACACTCTCCCGCTCTCCAAGTAAGGTGTCACCGCTTGCAGACGCGTCGTCTTTGACTTGAGCGGTTTCATCTCGACAATGGGGATCTTCGCCTCCTTTTTGAGCACCTGGATCAGCGATTGACCGCTTGCCGCCTTCTCGACGCACAGCATTTTCGCCTTGTAGAACGAGTATGCCTGTTTGACCGCATCAATCATGTCCGGAAATCCCCACCTTCCTGAGATGATCTCTCGAATGTAGATTTTGGTCGGGTCTTTCATGCAGATCGAGGCAACGCAGATTGCCGTTTCATCTGCCATCTCTCTCTCTTGGAATGCGCAGTCAACTGCTAGCCATGTCACATCGTACGATGGCGGTTCCTCGTCCTCACCAATGACCCGTACCCAAGAGTTCTTGACAATCTGACCCTCAGACGCTTTGGGAACTCCCTGATATAACGACGCGAACTTAAATGAACCCATGATCTTCCGCTGCGACTCTAGCATCGGCACCGAGAATGTCGGGTTGCTCGGCCAGTGCGACTCGCCCACCTTCCGTTCCAGAGGGTCATTGTGGGGTTCCTCGCATAACCCGGCGATGTTGATCCATCGCCACCGGAAATCGTCCTTGTCGGGATGTCCGACCTCGTCCGGATCGTAGACACCGTCGCCCTGAATCAGCACACCGTGCAGATCCTTCTCGTGGAACCGGGTCGCGATGATCAACTGGCAGTAGTGATTTGTTCTTCGAGTCGATGCTTGCTCACTCCACCAACTCTCCAGATTGTCCAGTGCCTGTTTCGAGTCTGAAGATTTCAGCGGGTCGTCGATGACCATCGCACCGACACCGGGCGAGTCCATATCCGTCGTCCCTGCTGTGAATCCAGTCAGCACCCCACCGACGGAGGTGGCAAGAATGTACCCGCCGCCGGTCATGTCGTACTTAGAGTCGGGAGAGAATCCCAACCACTCGGGGAATATTTTTTTGAACGCTGGTGATTTCAACATCTGCACCACCTCGCGGTGGAATTTGAACGACAGCGACGCACCATACGATGCGATCACATGCTGTGTCTTCTGATCGCGTCCGAGCAACCACGCCAGAAACATCGTCGCCAGCATCGACTTGCCAGATCGCGGCGGGCACGAGACAATCAGTCGTCGATTCCTGCGGGTGGCCAGATCCTCGAACGCTGCTCCAATAATCTCATGGAAATCGGATACTTGAAGGTCGCCTGCCTTCATCAGGTCGCAGAATGCCAGAAAGCAGTCTCGTGCTGCCTTGTGTTTGTACTCCTGAATGATGCTCCGAGGCGCCTCCAGCAGAGTCAACTCTCGGAGTCCCCTCTGATACTGTCGCCAAGAGGAATGCTGTTCCAGTTGGCTGACCCGAGTTATTGGCGGTCTCATTTCCCGTCAGTCAGGCGACTCAGCAGTTCGTCCACTTTTCCTGTGTACTCCTTCGCCAGACTTGCCTCATCTTTCGACTCCTTATCGCTGAGCGAGACAATATCAGACACGATGTCGCGATGTGTCTTGACAGCACTGTTGAAGATGTTGACGAGGTCGCGCACGGAGCACTCAGTCATTTGATCCTGGATGTACCCCAACGCGTCATTCGCAACCTTCAGTGCTTCTGCAGCGAGATACTCCTTCTGCTGAAGAATATCCTCGTGTTTTTTGCTCATGGGGGTGTGCCCTCTGTTGAGTGGTTTTACCCTGCCAGTTTGACCCTGAGTGTGGTGTCTATTCCACGTGCCATTTGCCACCGTGCCAGACCTGCTGCGGAGGACACGTGGGGCGGGTGGTTGGGGTCAGTGCTCTGGAATCGTTGACTGCTGACAGTTCTCCCCCCTGCTGATGCTTGTCCGGGCGACCGGAAACCCAAACCCCGTTGAGCAGTCGTAGTTCCTCCTTTTCTGCCGTCCTCTGCCATTTCCTCCGGAGTTCTGGAGTGGACCCCAAGACCTAGTTCGTGCGACAGTATGCCCCCCTTGACCTTATCTTCGTGAGGTTGGTTTTTACTACCCTTTGACGCCATACCAGGGGCATGGCATCCAACCCCCCTTTCAAGGGACACCCGTGCTCCCTCCGTCGAACCGCACCCAATCCGACTACTTTCCGCCCACCACACACTGTCCTTGACGTTAAACTCACACACAATCCACTCCCCGGGCGTGTCGGTTTTCACGTCTGCACCAATCAAAAACTCACAGGTGTCACCCTCGTTTAAGGGTGCAGGATACTTGCCTATGCGATAAGGAACAAACCGATTGGTTTTTCTGGCATTGTAGGAGCAAGAGACCGGAACCTCGTTCAAGTGTGCCAAGGGGTGACTGCCGTGAAAACCGCACGTCAGTTGATACTCTCGACTTTCTTCCCACCGGGGGTCTATATGGTCTAGTGTGATTGTTTCAGGGGTGAGCATAACTTCACGTTGTCTGACGCTATTGTATCTTTTCTTTCAAAGTGTAAACTCAAAACCTCCGTCGGCACGAGGAACACCCCCGTGTCGCCGGATTTTGACCATGCCCTTTGTACTGGTGAATCTGCCGAAGGATCCTCGCTGCCAGTGCGTGATTATTTGTAGAAACTGCGTGTTGGTACTGTTTCCATAACTCTTGAATACCCACTAGCAAATCCCCACACCAGGACCACCACCACCAGGACCACCGCCGGAACCGGAGCAGGGGAGGCAACCCAGTCGCCACAGCGAGTTGACCGAAGCAAACTCGAAGGTGTCCTCCAGTAACCACCCACGACCCTGGGGTGATTGGCCAACGAAGTAGAATCGACCAGAAGAGGTTTGAATGAACGTCTCCGTCATCACACCGACAAGCGTGCCACCGTCGATGGGTCGCTTCGGTGCTTCCGGATTCAGAGGGTCTGTGTACAGGTTCTGAACACCGCCCGTCACCACAGCAAAGTCGCCAGTCTTCATACCACTAAAGAACACCGCATCCAGTTGCTTCCGGTCGCCACTGATCGACTTGTTCCACAGTTCGAGTGCATATCGCGCCAGTTTCTTCTTCGTCGTGCAGTACAGCACCTCGCGGATCGGTTGCTTCGTCACCGAGTCCCAGATGGTCACCACCAGGTGTCCGTCCGGAGTGTACGAGTTGTTGCTGAGCAGGTAGATTGGTTGGTTGAGTGGGTCCTCGATGAAGACGCAATCAGGGTCGCATACGAACACCCAGTCACCAGATTGAGTTAGCTCGTCGCTCCACCGGATGCCGAAGCACTTGTCGTAGTCCTCGTACGGTTTGCGGTCGCAGGGGTAGGAGGGAACGTAAATGTCGCCAGTCGCCTCGTCGACCACCCCACCAAGGGGCAGTCGCGTCTCGACACCGAGACCGGGGAATAGTTGCGAGCAGTTGCCCCGAGCAACGCACGGGTCCAGAGCGACGTATGGTAGGGTCGCCTGAGTGGTCAGGACGTATTCTTGCGTGTAGCAGTATTGGGACTCCTCACTCAGACCTGTGAACTTCTCCGACTGGCATGTGAATGACTCCAGCACCTCGACTCCAGCATTACCTGGAACACCGCCGTTAAGGGTCAGGAACGCACCCGCCAGCAACTGAGTTGCAAAGTCATGTCCAGACGATGACAGGTAGTTCTGCGTTGAAAAGTTAAGTTCAAATGCCATCTGGCGGGTGTATACCAGTGGGACTCTATTCATGACGTTGTCGGTACTGCCAGTGTACCGTACGACGATGTTGTTTGTGTTCTGAACTACTCCCTCTTTCTCAATCGCATCAGCGAGACGGAGCACGTTGACCGACAAAGGAATCAATGGTGATGCGATGAGAGCATCCACTATGTACTGTTCTATGCGCGAGATGGTATCGAGTCTCATTTCAACCCACGAATTGCGTTGTGGACCCGTCTGTGTTCATGAACACAATAGTTTGCACTCGAGGTTGTGGATCCGCAACCGGCGCAGGGACCGCAGGTTTCCACTCGATGCCCACCCAAACCTTCAACATCTGCTCCTCCATATCGAACCATAACTCTCCCAATGTTGGACTCGCCACCGAATCTTCGGGAAGAGAGACATGCGCCGGACCGGACTTGACCAGGTTGCCCGTGTGGTCCTTGAAAAACAACCCTGGCGTCGAAGCATGATAGTTAACGACGATCTCGCCTGTCGACAGATTGCTCGGAGAGGGGCGACGATGGGCGACGTTTGACCGCTTGAGACGAAGAGTGGGGGTCGCCATATCTACGGCAGTGGTTCAGGGTGACTTGAAAGTGTTTTACCCTGCATACGGGAAAGGGGACCCCGAAAGGTCCCCGTATCGCTCTGTGTCAGAGATCAGAACGTTCCAAAATCCGCCGATGTGGTCACCAGCACGCCATCAACGATGTCAAGACCCGCACCGATGGTGATCTCGCCGACGTTTCCAGCGACTTCAGCACCGAGGATGCTCTTCTGGGTTGCCTGTTGGATCTTGGCATAGGTGACGCCATTGTCAGCGATGCTGATTTCGCGGTTGGCACTGATGTCGCCACCACCTTGCAGACCACCACTGGTGGAGATGGTGGTTGTCTTGACGGCGTACAGGACATCCGTGATTGCCTGGGTGACGGAACCGGGGGTTCCCAGCATCAGCCATTGGCCCTGTGCCGAGGCGATCAGAGAGACAGCAACGTGCTCAGTGATCGAACCGGAGAGGTTCAGAATGGCGTAGTTTGGGTCGCTCTGCAGCAGACCATAGGCATCAGCGATAACAACGACGTCGCCTGCCTCGGGAACGGTACTGTAGCCAGCACCTTCGGAGAAAGCAGCGACGTTGGCGAAGCCCCGAACGTTGGCCAGGTTGGTGGGAACGTTGGCCCAAACAGGCGCACCTTCGACAAGTTTGAGAAACTGGCCATCAGTGCCAGCAGGCAGGGCATCTTGTTTGGTCGCAACACTCTGAGCCAGGGCATCCAGGGCTTCCTGCACCGTGGCTGCAGACAGATCATAGGTGTCGACGTAGGAAACCTGAGAGGCAGCCTGGTCGTCAGCACTCTGGTCTACCCAGACGGTCGCGGTGCCATTCCAGCTGAGGACTTGGCCAGCGGTACCAGCAGCGGCAGGTTTGTCGATCTTGTAGGCGAGACCAGCGAGCGCGTCGGAGGCGTCGCTCTGAGCAGAGGCGATCGCGGCGTAGTCATTCAGACTGACAGCGAACCATCCCTCCAAGGGGGTGGAGGCAGCGGTTTGAGTGCCGTCAATGGCGGTGTAGAAGGAGGTGCCGTCGCCGACGAAGAGGATCTTGTCAGCGAAGTTGAAAGCGATTTCACCAGCTTTCAGCGACGCGGGGGCGTTGCCGGCAGTGGTACTGCGAAGAAACTGAAGATGCTTAGGCAGTGTCATTTTTGAAACTCAAGGGGATATCGTTGGTTCACTTGCGCAATCGCGCTAATCGGTTTTACCCGTCAGAAAACACCGTAGTCCAAGTTGCCATCAAGACCGTCCCCTGCGATCACAAGTTCGCCGTCTCGCACAAAAATGTTCGCACCTGAGTTGAGCATACCAGCACTGGTCTGTATACCAAACTGCTCTGCCTCCAGGATGTCGGGAGTGCGAAAAGGGTCGTTGGGGATCTCTTCCGTCGGATCGAACGGTTCCGCAGCGTTTATGTTCTTGCGTTGCCTCGGAATCATGCCCCTGTCGCTGTCTGGGGGATTTTACCCGAGTCACTCGCCTAAGACACCGCAGTCGATGTCACCCGACAATTCTCCTGCATCAACAGTGGTAGAACGACCGTCAATCTGCAGCGGACCCGATGGGATCATTTTGTCCCCCGTTTGAATCAGAAAGTCGTTGTTGTCATTGACAAATGGCTCGTTGGGAACTGGCTGGTTGGGGTTGAAAGGAGGAGGGTTGATGGCCATGGTTAGATGCTCGCGTGGAGGGAGTTGGCAATGTTGAGCAAGGTTTGGTCGGGTGGGAGGTCTGCAGGATCACCGATCCACCAGGCAGCGGTGACGATGGGGGAAGACCAGTTTTGCCCGTTGTTGGTCGGGATGATACCACCGATAGCCTGAGACCCGTTGACGTATCCTGTGGAAGTCGTCACCACCCCATTCGTCAGAGTGGCTGCGCCATTGATTGATGAGCGTGTAGCTTGCCCCGGACCCCGGTCGATGAACAGGTAGGTGTTTTTGCCGAGGGTTGTCGTGTCCATAGTCTGTTCCCCGAAGCTACGTGTGATGCCGTTGTCGACGTAAAAGGTGGTGCCGTTTCTTGTGAACGATAGGTTTTTCCCGTTCACAAATGTGGCGTTACTTGCAAACTCGTACACTCTGCCAGCGGCAGGAGATGTCGCGGCGTTGAACTGAAAGATGAACCAACAAGCAGTACCTGTTTGGGGGGTGCCAGTCTGAGAGGCGACGTTGGTGAACTTTCGGTTGGCTTGATCTGTTCCCGACGTCGGCCCCATTAGCTGGCCACAGTAACGCAGGGTGGGTGCGGGGACGGTGCCTCCGATGATGTCGCATTCTGCTTGAAGAGTCAGACCGCTCCCCTGATCGTACCACCGACGCATCGCCACGTAAGTAGACCCGGTTAGGGGGGCGTAGTTAGCCATTGTCCAGTTGTTTGCCGAGGCATTGTCAGTAACGTTGCGGCATTGAAACCAAGCGGGAGTCGTCCATCCGGACGTCATTTGCCCTAACAGGGGGGTGGGAGGTTTTGTTACCTGCTGTTTCATTGAGTAGATGTGAACCCCAGTCAGACTCGGCAGAAGGTCGAACGGTAGCGGTGGGTTCATGTCG